GATCGACCGTTTCACGATCTGGAATGAGATCGGCGAAGGTGGTATGGACAACGCAGCTCGCACGGGCTACGTCGGTGACATGTACGGCGCTACGGTGTACGTCTCCAGCAACTGCCCCACGGTGCTTGCTGACGACAGCTCCACGGCCTACCGTGCAGCAGCCTACTTCCACAAGGATGGTGTGGTGTTCATTGAGCAGCTTGCTCCCCGCACCCAGACCCAGTACAAGCAAGAGTGGCTCGGTGACCTGTTCACCGCTGACATTCTGTTTGGCGGTGGTCTGCTCCGTCCGGAAGCAGGTATCTCCGTGGTTGTGCCTGCATAACCATTGGTGTAACGAAGCCCCCTCCTTCGGGAGGGGGTTTTCTCTCAAACGGGAGGAGCCTTTAGATGGCAACAACTCAGCTTCAAATGGTCAACAGGCTCCTGCGGCGTTTGCGGGAAGACACCGTTACAGCTACGACTGATAACTCCTACGCCACGCTCCTTGCGGAGATCGTGGCGGATTCTTATGAGGAGGTGTTAGACGAGCACAAGTGGGAATCCCTTAAGCATCGGGTACACGTAGATGTCACCAGCGGTACGTCCAAGTACCGGCTGGACGCCAAGGTATCCGGTGGTGGTAACATCCGCAACAGCGACATCCGCACTCCCGCCGTTGACTCGGAGCTGCTCTTCCTTAACGGGGACCAGCCCGAGGTGTACGTCTACGACGACGACAACGACGACAGCCCTACCCCTATCTACTTCCTTACCCCGGAAGCCTTCCGCCAGCAGCAATCGCTGGACCGCGACAACACCCAGGCTGATCCAGACTATTTCACCATCTACCGTGAGGCAGACGCCACCAACAAGCGGCGACTGTACATGGAGCTGTACCCGGAGCCGACGGCATCCCGGGTCGTGGAGCTTATGTTCTGGACTAAGCCTGCTCGCCTATCTTCCAACGGAACGACGGACAGCACGGAGTTTCTTATCCCGGAGCGGTGCGTGTTCCAGCTTGCCTACATGTACGCGCTGAACGAGCGCGGGGAGGAGCTTGGTGAGCCAGGTAACCTTGCCGAGAGACGCTACTTTGAGTCTCTGGCTGCGGAAATCGAGAAGGAGATTGACGTCTACACCCGCGGTGACCGCTACGAATGGAGACGTGACTAATGGCGGAGCGTATGCACGGGGGAGCCCCTCTCCTTCACATACCGCTAAACGCCCCGGCCTTCAGCGGCCTTAACTCCCAGGCAGCAGCAGCCATCCTTGGGCCTGAGTGGGCCACCAGGCTGGATAACACCGTGCTGGATAAGTTCTCTCGCCTCAGTGGGCGCAAGGGCATTGAGAAGCGCAACTCGTCCACCCTTACGGGGGACGTTAAGTTTCTGTTTGAGCACTACGACGCTACGGCGGACGCATACCACCTCCTTGCGGTGGTGGATACGTCCAGCACTATCACGATTCACAAGTCCACGGATTACGGACAGACGTGGAGTGACGTATCAGGCACGGCGACCCTTTCTGACGGAGACATGCTCCTCGTGGAGCTGGGCGGAGACGTTGTTGGTCTCCAGAACGGCGAGACGCCGATCATCTACAGCGGCACGTCCTTCAGCGACATCAGCGCATCCAACATGCCCGACTACAACGTCGGGTGTGCTGCCTTCGGGCGTATCTGGTCCAAGCGCAGCGCCACCACCGTTGCGTACACGGGACTGCTTGATCCGACGGACTGGAATGCTACCGGCTCTGGGGAGATCGACCTGACCTCCGTTTGGCAGAACGGGGACGTGGTTACGGCGGTATCCGAGTTTAACGGACAGCTTGTGATCTTCGGTCGCAATCACGTAGTGATCTACGACGACGACACGGGCAGCGAGCTTGGCCTAGACCCCGCTAACGCGGTGCTGGCGGACATCATCACCAACGTGGGCTGCATAGCACGGGACAGCATCCAGGCAGTCAACGGGGATCTTTGGTTCCTTAGCGACAGCGGCGTGCAGCGCCTTAGTCGCCTTATTGAAACGACCAACAACCCGCTTACGAACATCTCCAACAACATTCAGGACGAGCTCCAGGCTCGGGTCCAGAACGCAGACGAGATGGAGATTAAAAGCGTTTACAGCCCGCGGGAGCGGCTGTACCTGCTTGCTATCTCAGACGGCACCACGACGGAGACGGGCGTTACCTACGCTTTCGACACCCAGGGTGCGCTGCAAGACGGCTCCTTCCGAGTGACGGGGGTATGGACCTACCTGGTGCCTCGGGCGGCAACCTACGGGAACGACCAGAACCTGTATGTCTCTGTGAAGGAGAAGGCAGGCTTTGTGTACCGTTACTCAGGTTACGACGACGACGGAGAGTCCTACGTTGTAGATTACGAGTCAGGGTGGAACGACCTTGGGTCGCCCAACCTGAAGATCCTGAAGCATATCACTGGCCTGCTTTACGTCCAGTCTTCCACCACCGTTTCCTTTAAGTGGGCATGGGACTTCCGTACGGCATTCCGTACGTCCACAACCACCTACCCCGCTAACGCTAACGCGGCGGAGTGGGGCATTGCGGAATGGGGCATTGCCGAGTGGGGCGGGGGATTGGTTATCCAGGAAAAGCGCGTCCCCGGAGGGGGAACGGGCGAATACCTGAAGGTAGGACTCAGCACAGAAGTTAATGGGGAGGTGTTCACCCTCCAGCAGCTCTCCTTGTACACGAAACTTGGGAGGTTACGGTGAGTAACTACAGCCAAAGCACGTTCTTTGCTCCGAAGGATAATCTCGCTACGGGCAACCCTAACAAGATTATCTACGGCTCCGACATCGACGCGGAGCTTAGCGCCATCAGCACGGCCATCGCCACCAAGGCGGAAAGCCTTGACCTTACGGCTACCACGACGGACATTATTCCTGACGTAGACAACAACAACGACATCGGCTCAGCGACTAAGCGCTGGGCAGATTTGTATCTTTCCGGGGGCATCTACATTGGTGGCACTACCAGCGCTAACTACTTAGATGACTACGAAGTAGGAACGTGGACGACAACGCTAAATAGCGACCCCGCAAATGGAACTGTATCTTCTCGCTCTGGCTGGTACATTAAAATTGGGGATACGGTTAATTTATTTTTCAAGCTAGTCGGCTCTAATATGGAAATTACCGCCGCACAAACCTTTGCTGATTACAATGGTATTCCTTTTGCGGCAAATAGCTCAAAATCAGGGACGTACGCTGGGCATTGGACAGACGGCGTATCTTTTGGCGCTCGGGCTGATCGTTCTTTTTCTGCGGCTGTATATCTCACGTGGCTTGCGTTGGGACGTAGCGCAGGGAATACGTTTAACACTATTGTCTCTACGGTGGTTTACGAGGCAAACTAAGGAGCCATTATGCTTATCGAAAAGAAAGAAGTAGACAAGATTGAAGTAGTAAGCGAGTACAAGATTATCCAAGTACGTGTTGCTACTATTGTTGAAAAAGATGGCGAAGAGATTGCGCGCTCTTTTCAGCGCCATCTCGTTTGCCCTGGTGATGATTTAAGCAACGAAGACCCTACCGTTGTGGCGATTGCTAACGCAGTCCACACCCCGGAGATCATTGCTGCCTTTGAAGAGAAGCGGGCTGCGGACCTAGCCGCCGCGGGCATCCCGGTTTAATCGTGTGTCCGAGCTTGACCTTATCACCGGCCTCTGGCCGATCTTTGTTGGCTTTATTACGCTGGTAATCGTACTGGCAAAGATGCACGCCGACCTTGAAACGGTCAAGGAAAAGATACGAGTCCTCTTCGATTTGTGGAACGGGAGAGACAAGTGATCCAAGCCCTTATCGCACCCGTAGCAGGACTCCTTGACAAGTTCGTTGAGGACAAGGACCAGAAGGCTCGCTTGGCGCATGAAATTGCGACGATGGCGGAGAAACATGCGCAGGAAAGTGCGCTAGCCCAGCTTGAGGTCAACAAGCAGGAGGCTGCTCACCGCAATATGTGGGTCGCTGGTTGGCGCCCCTTTATTGGGTGGATCTGCGGGGCTGCTATGGCGTGGCATTTCTTGCTGTTCCCCATCGCCGTAAGCGTGGCGGGAATGCTTGGTTACCCCCTTCCTGATTTAATGAGCTTTGACATGGACGCTCTTATGACCGTCCTGCTGGGCATGTTAGGTCTCGGTGGACTGCGCACCTTTGAGAAAACAAAGGGGCTTGCTAAATGAGGACTAGTGATGCGGGAATCTCCCTTATCCGTCACTTTGAAGGTTGCTCGCTGGACGCTTATCTGTGTCCTGCTGGTGTGTGGACTATTGGCTACGGTCATACTAATGGGGTGAAGGAAGGTGAGACGATTGACCAAGAGGCGGCTGAGGCTTTTCTTATCGAAGATCTGGAAGAGTTTGAAGGCTATGTTACGGAGATGGTGGAAGTACCTCTTTCACAATCCCAGTTCGACGCCCTTGTATCATGGACCTTCAACCTTGGCCCTGGCAATTTGGAAAGATCGACACTCCTGGCGAAATTGAACCAAGGGGAGTACACGGACGTACCCTTTGAGATCAAGAGATGGACCCGCGCTGGCGGGGTAATCCTTCCCGGTCTTGTTAAACGAAGAGACGCAGAAGCCGCCCTTTTTGAGGGGCGGGACTGGAAAGGTGCCTAGCCATGGAGAGAGCGGAAATGCAAGGCATACAGGATAACGCACACAAGCTGGCAGACAACCTTGCCGCTACCTCAGTGTTGGGGGCCATCACCGCCAACCTGCCTATCATCACAGAGTGGATGCAAATGATTGCAGCCTTCATTGGTATCTGCTCTGGCCTTGCAGCGCTCCGCTTTTATCTCAAGCGGACCTCCAAGCTAGACGACGAGGAATAATATCATGGGTGGATTTAGCTTTAATCCTGCTTCAGGGCCGTTGACGGACGAAGCTCGCGTAATGATGGAACAGGCCGACGCGGAGAACCGTCGGGCGCTGCGAGAGGCGGGCGTAGACGTTGAAGGTATGTCCACGCAACAGTACCAGGCGACTATTCAAGCCCTTGGAGAGTGGCGCAATCTTCCCGAGAACAGAGCTTACCGTGACACTACTTCCGCCGTAGGGCGGTTCGTAGACAGCATTGGTGGCCCAGCAGGGCTGTTCTTGCTTACGGCAGGGCCAATGCTTGCCTTTGGTGGTGGCGGTGCAGCGGCAGGGGGCGCAGCGCAAGGCACGGGCGCTGGTAGCGCAGGCTTGTCGGGTATTTCTGCCCCTACGGCTGGTTCCCTTATGGCGCCGTCTACCGCGGCAGCGGGGACCGGGGCGGGAGCTGCTGGCGGAGCTGGTGCGTTTAACCTTGCAGCAGGAACCGGGCTCCTTAGCCCGGCAGCGGGGACCATCAATCTCGCTGCAACGGGAATCCCCGCCTACACCGGGGGTGCGGCGGGACTTGGCACGGCTGCTGGTATCGGAGGCGCGAGCGCAGGGCTAGGCACAGCGTTGTCTAGTCTTGGCGGAGCGGGTGCGGCTGGTACCACGGCGCCCCTTACCATGGGGGGCTTACTTGGGGGCACCAGCCCCGCAGCGGGGGGAGTTAACATAGGTGCTGGCCTAGGGGCCGCAGGGACGGCTTTAGGCGGTCTAGGGGCCGCGGGTGCGGCTACCGGAGGAGCAGGTATGGGTGGAATCAGCGGCCTTATCAGCGGGGCGGGTAATCTCGCCAGCGGCGTTGGTAACTTT